CACTGGCACAGTGGCCTGACTGTCTGATTTGCCTATTTGTTGTTTTTTAGCACTGGTTCTGCGATCAAGCGGACCTGGAGTAGATATACCAAACACCATGCTAGGAGCTTCTCGCCTCGGTGAACTTGTATTGAATCCCCTGACATCATCTTCTAACAAACCTTGTTCGAGAAATCTATCTGCTATAGGATGGACTACTCTGGGATATTTTTCTGGATCAATTTCCTGCGTGTCGCCATTGATGCGTTTGTTGATTTCAGCCACAGGCAAGGGCAAGGTAGTATTACCATATCTTTTTTTATCTTCAGCATCTAAACTGTTTACAGTGCTGCTAGCTATGGCTGGTACCATGTGATTGATGTTGATGCCAGGTACGCAGGCAAACCAATAACCTGCTGCAGGATCGCCATTGACAAACAATACCAACACATTAACACCAACATCCGGCGGTACAAACCACATGCCGTATGATTTCTGTGTGTCGCTGAACCCGTCAATGGTTGACTTTGATCCATCGTTGTTTCCCATGAATTCAAATGGAGTATAACCGAAAAACGGCGATGCGTATTTCACAATAAAAGTTTGACTGTCGTCACCTGATGCGTTTGACTGATCTTTCAATAAGGTAACTTCGATAGATCCCATGAAGGAAGGGTCAAGATGACTGATAACTCGGGCGATGTATATGCCCGTGGTTAACCCACCGCTTCTGCCTTCATCATCAACTGACGGTCTTGATAATTCTGCCATTAATTTTGTCCTAGATCTCGATAATATCTAAAGCCCACTCTTCGTTGGGGTTGATTAGATGTAGTGGTTGGTTGAGCGCCTGTGCTAGAGGATGCAGTGTCAGCTCCAACTGTAGAGCTAGAAGCACTGCTGTCAACCAATGATGTTTTTGGCGGTTCTTTGTCGCCTATTTCTACCGCTGGCACATCTGCTTTGTCTACCACTGATGCTTTGTCTCCGGTAATAGTTTCGTTGACTTCCGGTCCTTGTGGGCCTGGCATTCTAATACATTTCAATTTCTGTTTCCAATTTCCATCATTGAATTGATTTTCGCAGCTGACAACTCTATATATACCGCCAAAAGGGCTTTCCTTTCCTGCTATTGAAAAATCGTATAGACCAGTTAATGTGTTCACATCAGCTGGAGTTCTGAATGTCATATAGATATAGACGTTGCCGCTTTCATAGTTCATAGTGCCATCGTCTGTTATCTGTGCTGTGGGCGAAGCGGCTCCTACAAAATAGTTACTCATTCCCGAATCTATCAACCAATAAGGATCACCAAGTATTTCAAGATTTACCGTGACCATGTCAGCACTGCTGCCACTGATAAACGCTTCTTGAAAATTCTCTGCAACGTTTTGTTCAACAGTTTTGTATTCAGAACCGCCTTTGAATCCTTTCAATAGTCTAGGATCACGTTTTGGTCTAGCTCTACCGGTTTGTGCAGACTGCACTTCCGCAGCTTGTCCTTTACCTGTTTTAGTAGAAGAATTCTTTGTTTCAGCTGCGTTTTGATCTTGTGTGGAAGTTTTAGCGGCATCAGCTTCTGGTTTAGGATTTGCTCCTGCATAGAATAAATTATTGATGTCAATACTGAAACTAAGAATATCTACATTTTGTCCGGTGTAGATGTATTGGTATTCTTTGACTACATCTTTCATTAGTTCCGCATAACCCACCGGTGCGGATGTGGCGTTGGCAAATATGCTTTGATGCACTAGATATGGCACTACCCTGTAAGTGATCTTTTTTGCATAATCGCCTGTGATAACATCAAATTTCAACAGCTCTATTTGCACATCTAGTTTAAACCACTTGATAAATCCCTGCGGTGTTAGAAATTTAGGTTCTAAGGCTTCGGTGGCATATTCCGAACTGAGGATCACTTGATTAATAATTGCTGTCAATGACTGACTCTGTCCAAATTGAAAGGCTCGAGTTTTTGGATCTATGGTCATGCCTTCTCTTTTTAACACACCTGTTTTTTCATCGTATTGATCACCAGCTCGCTTGAAAACTGCACGACCGCCAGAACTTTGATCAAATCCCAAACTTGCAGAGGCTATGTTGTTCTGATCCAGTAGCTGAGGATCTGTTTTAATCATAGAGCTTTGCACTGCTGATTTAGTAGAGGCTCCTTCGGATGGATTTACCGTTGCCTTTTTAACTTCTGATTGATTGCCTGCTGAACTTTGCCAGTCACTGGACAGTATAGGAAACTGGATGACATATTCATCTTTTTCGGTGATCTTTCCTTCGGCCTTTAATTTGTCTTCATTCTTGTTGAGATATGCTACAAGACTGCCCTCGCTGCCCGACAACAAATCAAATACATGACCTTTGCCGCTGGCAAATATTTTTACATCACTATAAGTGGTGTTGATAGCATCAGAAAATCCTTGATGATTATATGGAATTGCTTCTACTTTATATACACTACCGCCTTCATTGACTGTAAACTTAGTAGACGACAGTTTCATTACAAAATACTTGGGTTTTATCTGAGACAAATTTTGTCCTAGTTCATTAAATCCCTGAATATCCATCCGCAATACAAATGGTGCGTTGTCTAGGTAACTAAGATATCCTGCTTTTACTGCGGCATTCTGCATGCTTTGTAACAACAGTCCCATAGAATGCGGTTCAATTATATCAAATGAAAATTTAACAGCATTGCTGTTGCCTGTGGCTTCATTGGCTCCTATCACTGTCTGCATTACAAAGTTGTTGATGTAGTATTCCGGACTGCCAAAAAATGTCGCCACTCTGTCTGCGTCGAATCGTCCTGCAGATGAAAACACTAAATTTTTCAATGCTGACGGATTATCTCTATAAGTTTTAGGATCGTTAAACTGCTGCGGAGTCAAACATGCCAATGTCCACAACACATTATTACTGGCAAACACTTCCATGGGATTACGAACTAATGCAGGTAGATTTTTCTTAGCCGATGCAGCTGTGGTGTTTGTTTTTGTTTCCTGATTAGATTTACCATTTTCCAGCATGTCAGAGGCTCGTGCTGGAACTTCAAGGGTCGTTCTCACAGCATTGCCTATGGCAAGATTGCTGTTGGTAAATTCTGCAATAGCCCGGGTGCCGTCTGGTTTAAACTGTTCTATAGCGTTGGCTAAAAATCTAGCGACCATTTATACTCCTAGAAACTTTGCAAGGTTTGTTTTTTTTGGCAAGTATATCACAGTTCCTGGCTCAAAATCGTATATAGGGTCTTTGATAACGCTCATGTTTCTTTGTACAAACACCCACCATAGTTTGGCATTGCCATATACGTCATAGGCCAAAAGGTCGGGTCGATGCCTGTATTGGTTTTCAATCACATATCGAAAATCATCTGCTTCGGCTGGCACTGGTCTAATCTCTAAGAGATCGAGATAAAAATTATTCTGCCTAGTATCAGACCAGGGACTGGTTTTAGAGTATTTTGCCATTAGATATATCCTACTTGGCCTTCACCGGACATTTTGCCTCTAGCATAGTCTTGTAAGCTAAATTTTCTCAGTCCTTGTCTGCTGTATACAGGCGCTACTTGCACTGTTATTGTGCTCAACACAGGCACCCAAGTGTATTTGCCGTTCTGAAAAGGATCACATTTGATGTAGTTTACATCGTCTTTGAAATCCACTGAGAATGATTTTATAATCACAGGAACCTTGTCAAACACATGACTACCGTAACCTGTGAGATTACAAATAATAGGAGGATTACCTGCAAGATCACCTTGCCCAAAAAACATCTTGGTAGCTGTCTTAAAAAATGTAGTTGCTGCTATCCAGTAGGCGCCGTCTGTGGCAGTTTCACAACTGAACTCACCGCTGATTGATATATCATCAACCACACTGTTTTTGTAACTGTATTGAGAATAGTTGGCATGAGTTATAGGTATAGTATTGTATTCTGCCTTGGTGCTGACAGTGATGTTAGGCATGTATGGCCATACCACACCGCCAGTTTGTTTGAGAACTCCGAATAACGGACTATTAAAAGTATTCCATTCACAATTTATACGCACTCGCCAATCATCCTTGGATCCTGCTTTCAACTGTATAGCCTGCCCTTGTGGTGCAAACACTTCTGCCCCTTTGGGTATGTTGATGCCTCGCTTGAGACTAAGTATATTGTTGAGCATGCCTGCTGCTCCACTGATTTCGCCGGCAGCTTTCATTAATCCGCCTGCAAGATTGCCACCAGTGAGTTTGTTAATTGTTCCGGAGATATCTGCTGCTATGTTACTCGTCGAACCTGCAACTGTTCTTAGCTTATCAACTGCACCTCCCACAGCACTTTGTATGGTATTGTTACCACCCATAGCACTGGCTCCGAAGTTTTTTGCACCTCCTGCTAACTGGTTTAATCCTGATTTAAATCCGCCAGATAGATCAGAAACCTTGTCGTCAAGTTTGAGTTTGTCCATGACAGAAGTAGCGTCTGGCAGGGCAGCTTGCCCTTCGTTAGTGGCTTGGCTGATGTTTTCCGAAATACCTGCTACCAGTTGTGAAAACGGAGCCACAGGATTACTGCCGGGTCCCGAAGATGGTGCTTTATCGCCGCCGAATCCAAATGCCGCTGTTAATTTTTCATTAAGTGCGCGATTGTTGGACACTTGTGCAGCGGTGATGCTATCAGGCTTGCCGCTCTTCGCATTTATGCTAGCGGCTTCTTCTTCCGGCGTGTTGGGATAAGTCTTACGAGCCATTTTGAGCAGATTTCCTTGTCATATAGACTATTTATTATGATAAAAATGTGCTATTATATAACATATAACGGAGAATTCTAACTAATGATTGTGCCTAAAATTAAGTATCTAACCAACAAAGATTTACTAAGAGAAATACACCTAAGCAAGAATACCTACTGTAGTTTCACAGACCCTGCATACGAAGAATACGATTTAATTGTCACAACATTAGACAAACTGAACATACGCACTATCGCAGAAGCCAAAAGAAATAGAGCATCTAAAATGGCCAAGGCTGCACACGAAGCAGCTGTATACGCAGCTGGTAAAAAAATGCCAGCTAAAGAGTTTGAAGTTGATTATCGCAAAGTGCAGAAACAAGATCTAGTTTTTCGTGTGATGACCTTTACACACATACCGTTAGCGCCGGGCCGTAAGAAAACTCTTAAAAACACTGCTGACAGTCATGACAAAGTAAACTTTCCGCCTTTCCAGCATTGGAAATATGATGACAACGATAACTTGATCTGTGTGGGCAAAAGTCATTGGAAAGGAGATCTTGATCATGGAGAGTTTTCAAAAGATCACGGACAAATGACCAACGACCTAGCTCGCATGTTTATCAAGCTCTGTGAGAGATATGCCACCAGAGGCAACGTCAGAGGCTACACATACAATGACGAAATGAAAGGTCAAGCTATTCTTCAACTAACTCAAATAGGACTCCAATTCGATGAAAGTAAATCTGATAATCCTTTTGCTTACTATACTGCTGCTGTCACTAATTCATTCGTTAGAATTATCAACCTGGAGAAGCGCAATCAAAACATTCGAGACGACATTCTCGAAATGAATGGTATGAATCCTTCATGGACACGTCAAAACAGCTCCAATGGTGGTAAGAACGCTCCCGGACCAGTCACTGTCACAGATAGTTTAGATTGAGTTTGACCTTACATTTATATTCTGTTATAATTAATCTATGAATCTCTTTAAGAAAGTTGCATGCTTCACTGACATACACTTTGGATTAAAATCCGGAAGTCGTACACATAATCAAGACTGCGAAGATTTTGTGTCTTGGTTTTGTGACACAGCTCGAGCACAAGGCTGCGAAACAGCTATATTTCTAGGTGACTGGCATCATAATCGCAGTACCACTGATGTTAGCACTATGAATTATACTGTGAGCAACTTGGAAAAACTCAGTCAGAGTTTTGAAAAAGTCTATTTCATTCTAGGCAATCACGATTTATTCTACAAAGACAAGCGTGAAATCAACTCTGTAGAGTTTATGAGATTGTTTCCTAACATTGTGCCCATACGTGAGTTATACACAGAAGGGGATGTCACTATCATGCCTTGGCTGATAGGTGATGAATGGACCACTGTAAAACAACTGAAAAGCAGATACATTTTTGGACATCTTGAGCTGCCGCACTTTTATATGAATGCCATGGTGCAGATGCCTGATCACGGTCAGTTGCAGACTGGACACTTTCAGAATCAAGAATTAGTGTTTACTGGACACTTTCACAAGCGGCAACAAAAAGGCAATGTGGTTTATATAGGCAATGCTTTCCCGCACAACTATGCAGACGCAGGTGATGACGATCGTGGTATGATGATCATGGATTGGGGTGGCAAACCCGAATATCATTCTTGGCCCGATCAGCCCATATACAGAACCTACAAGCTGAGTCAGATCATCGATAGGCCTGATGAGCTGCTGCGTGAAAAGATGCATTGTCGTGTGACCATTGACTTGCCTATCACATTCGAAGAAGCAAACTTTATCAAAGAACAATTCATGCCGCAGTATAAACTGCGTGAGTTAATGCTAATTCCAGAAAAAGTAGAAGTAGAAAGTGCTGTTAATCCCATAGACATCACATTTGAATCTGTGGACACTATTGTAATGAATCAAATCAATAACATAGACAGTGATACCTATGACAAAAAATTACTGTTGGATATCTATAACGAACTATGATTAAAATCAACAATCTCACAGTGCGCAACTTCATGAGCGTGGGTAATCAGACCCAGGCCATTGATTTTGACAAAGGTCAGCTTACCTTGGTGCTAGGTGAAAATATGGACCTAGGCGGTGACGACAGCGGTGCTAGAAATGGCACAGGCAAGACTACTATTATCAACGGATTAAGTTATGCCATCTACGGACAGGCGCTGACTAATATCAAACGTGATAATCTTATCAACAAGATCAACAGCAAAGGAATGCTGTGTACAGTGACTTTTGAAAAAGATGGAGTCAAGTATCATATCGAGCGAGGTCGCAAGCCTAATTTACTGAGATTCAGTATAAATGATCAAGAACAAGAGCTCAGCGATCTTGACGAAAGTCAAGGCGACAGCAGAGAAACACAAAAGGCCATTGAAGAAGTGTTTGGCATGAAACATGAGATGTTCAAACATCTCATTGCATTAAACACCTACACAGAACCTTTTTTGAGCATGAAAGCTGCAGATCAACGTGCTATTATTGAACAGTTGTTGGGAATTACCATACTGTCAGAAAAGGCAGAAGCACTTAAAGATGCAATTAGAATCAGCAAAGACAGCATTGCAACAGAAAACACAAGAATAGAAACTGTCAAAGCCAGCAACGAAAGAATACAACAAAGCATAGAGTCGTTGATACGCAAACAACGCATGTGGGAAGAACAAAAAGAAACTGCTCTGACTAATTTACTCAAAAGCATTGATCGGCTCAGCGACATTGACATTGATCAAGAAATCGTCAATCAGCGAGCATTAGCAGATTGGAATACAAATAAAAAGGAACACGAGAGTCTAGCATCACTGAGTGCTAAACAAACTTCAGCTTTGGAAAAAGAACAGCGTATTCTAGACAAACTAGAACGAGAATTAGTCAGTCTAACAGAACACAAATGTCATACCTGCGGCCAAGAGCTACACGACGCCAAACATAATGAAATTATGTCTGCTAAGTCTGCACAGATTGAAGAAAGCCGTGGCGCTATCAACGAACATCTCGAAGAGCTCAGTGTGATCACTGAAGCAATATCGCTGCTGGGCGAACTAGGTGCGTGTCCTTCAGTGACCTACGATAGTTTAGAAGCAGCATTGAACCATAAAAATACCCTAGACAGCCTAGAGCGTGACATTACTATCAAGACTGCAGAAGAAAATCCCTATGACGATCAGATTGTTGAACTCAAAGAAACAGCTGTGCAGGAAATAGATTGGAACGGACTCAACGAACTAGTGCGTGTTAAAGATCATCAAGAGTTCTTGCACAAGTTATTGACCAACAAAGATAGTTTTGTTCGCAAACGAATAATAGATCAGAATCTTGCGTTCTTGAATCAACGTTTGACATATTATTTGGACAAGATCGGATTGCCTCACACTGTGGAGTTTCAGAATGATTTAACTGTGGTTATCACACAGCTAGGACAAGATCTAGATTTTGACAATCTAAGCCGTGGAGAACGTAACAGATTGATCTTATCTTTGTCGTGGGCGTTCCGTGATGTGTGGGAAAACCTATACACCAGTATTAATTTGTTGTTTATCGACGAACTTGTAGATTCGGGCATGGATGCTAGTGGTGTTGAATCCAGTATTGCTGTGTTGAAACGCATGACTCGTGAGCGTGACAAGAATGTGTTCTTGATTTCACATAGAGATGATTTGACCAGTCGTGTTAATCACGTGCTGAAAGTGATCAAAGAAAATGGATTCACTAGTTATAGCAATGACATAGAGATTATGGCATGAGTTCGGACGCACACGATCGTATGATCCATGCCTTTCAAGAATACTTTAAATGGCAGGATCGATTTCATCACAAAAAATCCAACGAAGCAGGTATCAAAGCAAGATCATGGCTATCAGAAATACGCACACAGGCATCAATCATAAGAGTAGAAATACAAGATAAACGAAAGGCACAGCGAGAATCCAGAAAAGGCATGAGAGGCAAGAAGCTTTAACTAATTAAAGAGTGCAATGGACGTTTCAAAATCAAATAATAGACGAAATACCAGAAGGCTATATTGGCTTTGTTTATATAATCACGAATAAAACCACCGGACAGAAGTACATAGGCAAGAAATTAGCACAATTCAAACGTACCAAACCCCCACTCAAAGGCAAAAAACTCAAAAGAAGAAGTGTAGTAGAAAGCGATTGGCGCGAATACTATGGTTCATCTGATAGGTTAAACGCAGACGTCCAAACATTAGGTCCGGAAAATTTCACAAGAGAAATACTTTACCTTTGCAAGTCCAAGGCAGAACTATCATATTTAGAAGCAAGAGAGCAGTTTGAACGCAGAGTTTTAGAAACTGATGACTATTATAATGGTATTATAAATGTCAGAGTTGGCGGATCAAACATACTTAGACAGCGTCTACTAGAACAATCTCAGGCAAAATAAAGCGGTTTTTTGGCTAGCGCAGGCTCAATTTCGTGCGCTCTAAACCTGGTCTACGTGTACACAGGGATGGAAAACCTTGCCGCAAAGGTGCTTAACCACTACCCGAAAGGATGACGATCGCTACCAAGACCTGCGATTTGGTTATTTGAAAAGAAAAACAAGGCAAAAAGAGGGGAAATAAGCCCCACGTTTGCAAACATGTTAGCGTATGTTTGTAAGCCGCCGTCATATAAAGACGCAGCTCGAGGTACCGGATGACCGCCTCTGTAATGCTGTAACGCTAGAGTGTACTGTGCAACTCGCATAATGCTCTTATCTTTGCCCGGCCTGGGCAAAGTGTGACTGAACAATCTGCATAATACTTGAATTGCTTCGCAATTACAATGTCAATAATTATTAAAAAGAAGACAATCGCGTTGAGCGACAAGCGAAAACGCAAACGAGCGCAAGCTCGTTTTTAATAAATAAAGTTATACCTTTTAGGAATGCCTTGATATGAGAATTAATGAACTATTAACCGAATCAGAAACCCAACATCTTGAAGAAGGACCTATTTTAAATAAGATCGGTTCAGTTGTAGGTAATGCTGCCCGTGGTGTAGCTAACACTGTAGGAGCTGTAGCAGGTGGGGTAGCAGGTGCTGGTCGTGCTATGAAGAAAGGATATCAAGCTGGCAAAGCATTTGTAGGCGATGATCCTGATCCTAATAAAGGACAGCCTGGGTATGATGCAGGTGGAGCGCCAACAGCACCAAGTGGCGGAACTCCTTCAGCAAAAGATATCAATGCGCAAGGTCCTACAGGTACAGCACCTGCTGTGGCACAAACAGGAGCAGCTGGCGCTGCGTTAGCTAAAACAACCGCAGCAGTAGACAAACAGAC